AGGCATCTGCCATTTCTTTTGTCAGCTTACGCTTTGACATATAAGTATGTATCACTTTTCCCCATCCTTCCTCGATATGATAATCCTTGGAATACCGTACCTGTGCCGCCAATACTACATCCAGGCGGTTCTTGATGTTTTCTATTTCATTGGAATAGATACGGGAAAACTGCATGTATTCTTCTTCTGTAATCAGACGTTCCGAATAATCCTCATATAAATCAGATTTACGCTTGCTGATCCTGCTCAACTCCCGCCGAAGTTTCCCCACTTCCTTATCCAGAAGCAAATACTGTGTCTGGTTTCTGGAAGCAGAATTCATTTCACGGATCAGTTTCTCTGTATCCAATACGGCTTTCATATGTGACTGGATCAGGCGAAGGACGTCTTCATCCACGTATTCTTTTTTGACTCTGTGCCCCTTACACTGATTTCCTCCGGATTTATGGTTCGCATCTGCACCACAGATATAATAAAATGTCCCTGTTTTTTCTCTGGACAACACCATGCGGTTCCCACAACCCCCACACCTGATCTTGCCGGTATAGAAATTATGATTCCGAATGGCTCCATTATTCAGCTGATGCTTCTTTTTGTATGCTTCCGTAAATTCCCGGATTTTTTCCTGTACCTGCCGGAACAGTTCTTTATCAATAATTCCTTCGTGGGTATTCTCAGCATAGAGCCACTCACTCTCCGGTAGATTTCTCTGCTTGTTTCCTTGAAAAACACTCTGCTGATATTTTCCATATACAGAATCTCCGGTACAATGGACATCCTGAAGTACACGTTTCACTTCATAATTATTCCAAGGTTTGGATTCCGGTGAAGGCTTTTCGCCTGTTTTATAATATTCCCTCTGCAAAGTCGGGGAAAGGATACCATCTGTATTCAGTCTTTTTGCAATATCGCTGTAGCTGCATCCATCCATATACATAGTAAAAATTTCTCGTAAATGTCCGGCAGCCTCCTCGTCAACTACCAGCTGGTGTCTGTCCTGTTCTGATTTCCTGTATCCATAAGGTTCCCATGCACCAGTAAATTTTCCTTCTTTCCACAGGGCTTTTTTGGCACTGCTGCTCTTTTTTGCAAGGTCTTTGGAATAAAACTCATTGATGATATTTTTTAAGGGAACTGTCAGATCCACTCCCTCACGGAAAGAATCAAAGTCATCCGTCACAGCAAGAAACCGCACATGAAAAAACGGAAATACACGCTCAATATAATTACTTGTCTCTACATAATTCCTTCCAAGTCTGGATAGATCTCCTTGTGTCAACAAAGAACCAAAAAATTTTGAAAAGCCAGAGGACGTTTCCGGGCTGTCTGCCCGCCGCGTCCTCCGACTTTTCATCAGGAGGATTATGCCTCGAATTTGTCGTCTAAATCAAAGTATGCCTCATATTGACGAATTATGTGAAGGAAGCCATCATAACCGGTTTCGCTGATAGTTTCAAGAGTTTTGTCGCTTGCCATTTCGGTATGTCCGATTATCACGCCGAGAAGCCTCAAGGTATTAAGCACGGCACGTTGATAATGATATTTCTGCTCCTGGCGGCATACACGAGCCACTTCACTGGTTCCATCAATCTTTCTGTTTCTCACGTCAGCCATCATGCTCAGCGATAACAGAATACTACACGCACGATCCTGCAAATCTGCGGCAGTATTATCTTTGAATGTCAGTTCCATAATTGTCCTCCGTTTCTTCTGTTTGATTGTCTGTCAGGTCTGCAAAGCAGTCCCGGAATTTCCATACAATCTCAATCTGCGAATCCGGATAGATGTAAATATCCTGAATAAATCCCCGTACCATTTCTTTGGTAAGAGATGGGGTATCCCGGTACTGTCTGCTCAGTTCCAGCAGTGGATTTTCCGAGGTATGAGCTTCCTCCTCCAGAGCGGCCAAAGCCGATTCCTGTTTCTTTACATCTTCATCCAGTTCTTGAACTGTTTTATCAACCTCAGCCTTTTTCTTAAGATAGCGTTCCTTGCTACAGTCACCGGCAATATAACCTTCATACAGAGTCAGTTTTTCCTGCCGGTAGCGCTCCTGAAGCTGCTGCAGACGGGTCAATTCAGCCATGCAGGCGTTGATCCTGCCTGTCCGGGTAAACTGTAAGGCTGTTTTCTGGTTTTCTTTTTGCCGATACAAAGTAAGCATTTGCTGAATGGCATGAAGCACTACCTGTTCAATGTCAGTCTCCATGAAATGCTTTCCCCGTGGGCAGGATGCGCCCGGATCGGATGCCGACTTATCACATAGATAATATACAGCGCCTTTTCTGCCAGTCCGGCGAGTCATTATCCGATGGCACTCTGCACATCGGACAACACCTTTTAATGGGTACTCCTGTATTCCATGACTACCGCGTTTCCTGCCGAGCTTCAGTATTTCCTGCACCTTCTGAAATTCCTCATGAGTTACGATGGCTTCGTGCATATTCTCCACTACAATCCAGTCCTCTTTCTTATTCGGAAGCGCTTTTTTGACATTGACAGCAGCTTTGGAACGCTTATGCCCAACTGTTGCGCCAGTGTATTCGTACTGATGCAAGATGCCCAGCACCGTATGATAATTCCAGCCGTTGCTTTCTTTCCGTTTCTGAAAACGGTTCTGGCCTGGATGTTTCAGACGGAAGTAACTGCCCGGTGTCAGTATGCCGTCTATGTTCAAAATCTCCGCAATCTGTCTGGTCTTTTTTCCTGCCAGCGCCAGATCAAAAATCCTTCGCACCACCGAAGCAGATTCCGGATCAATCGCCAGCTTGTTGCGGATAGTCGGGTGAAACTGATAGCCGTAAGGAGCAATGCTGCCCACATACTTGCCCTGCTTCATCATTTGCAGCTTTGCCGTTGTGGTCTTCACGGACAGGTCTTTGCTGTAAGACGCATAGACAATATTTCGGATTACTACATCCATTCCGCTGGTAACACCTTTATAATCGTTGCTGTCATAACCATCATTGATAGAGATGTACCTCACACCCAAAAAAGGGAACACACATTCCAGATAGTTTCCCATTTCCGTGTAGTCCCGCATGGCTCTTGAAAAATCTTTCGTAACGAGGACGTTCAGTTCACCGGAGCGGAGCTTTTTCATCATATTCTGAAAAGCCGGACGATTAGTGTTTGTGCCGGTAAAGCCGTCGTCTACAAATTCCGTGCGCGGAGCATCTTTTAATTCCGGATGCCGGTTCAGAAATTCGTAGATCAGTAGTCTTTGATGCTGTACGCTGTCGCTTTCCTCTTTGGATCGGCGTGTATCCTCGTCAGCCAAGGACAAACGGATATAAATGGCAACTTTTGGTTCTTTCATGAGATCGCCTCCTGCTTCTTTTGCATTTCCAGAATACTCTGGCACATTTCCTGATACACATCATCATAATAAAAAACAACTTCGACAGCGCCATTTTCATAAATCAGAACCTTCTCTATCATGGTATTCACCAGCTTCTGCGTCAGTTCCGTAGTACCGGTGGCCGCCTTCATCATAGCCATCCATTTATTATCCGGAGAAATAGAATCCAGAAACTTTGTCCGGCGCTGAACCGCTTCATCCATCAGCTGACTCAGGCGTTCATGTTCTTTCTCATAGGTCTTCTTAGCAAAAGAATATTCTTCTTCATTCAGAATACCTTCCACGTAGCTTTCATATAACTTGCTTCGTTTTTGATTCAGGGCATTCAGCTTCAAGCTGATACTGGAGACAGCGGCGTTGTACTTTTCTTTGAGATTGCTTTCTTCCTTGCTTCCCTTTAAGATACTGAGCAGCCGCTCGTAGTTGAGGGCAACCCGTAGCTGATCTTGTATGACAGTGAGCACTTTTTCATTCAGAACATTCTGTCGTATATAATGCTTTGTACAGTGTTCGTGGTGGCGTGAAGTATAGGTGCTGCACTCATATGACCCCATCCATTCTTCCGGTCCCTTTTTGTCAATCCGATGTCGGCGGAAGTACATTCGCTTTTTACAGTCTGCACAGAATATTTTCTGGTCAAAGAAATCAATCATCTGTTCCCGGATAATGGCAGACTGTTTCATTTTCTCCTGCCGGATACGACTGGCCTCCGCCAGAATATGCTGAACTGTATCAAAATCTTCCTGGCAAATGATCGCCGGATGCGTATTTTCATACCAAATCCAGTTCTCTGGATCTTCCTTATGCTTCTTGACACCCTTATAAATAGCGGTACGCATTCTGCCGTGAATCGTGTGTCCCAGATAGACCGGGTTTTCAAGAATGGAATTTATCGTGGACTTTGCCCAGCCTTTTCCAACCTGATTGCCATGTCGGGAACCATTTTCACGCTTGCGAAGTTCCGGATGGACAGCGCCTGCTTCTTCTAAGCGGTGAATCATGGAATTGACGGAAACGCCCTCCATCTTCCAGCGAAATATATTCCGCACATAAGGAGCGGCAGCCTCGTCAATTACATAAGCGGATTTATCTTCATTCCACATATACCCGTAAGGCGGGTTACGGCTCTGAAAGGTTCCGTTTTGCTGCTGCGCCAGGAGCGCCGTGGAAACCTTACGGGAAATATCTCTGGAATACAGGGCGTTAATCAAATTTTGGAGCGACACAGAGAGAGACTCCATGGAACTGCCGCAGGTAAAGTTGTCAAAGTTTTCTTTGACAGAGATGAAGCGTGTTCCCAATGCCGGAAAAATCTTTTCCAGATAGTTGCCCACTTCAATGTAATCTCTCCCGAATCGGCTCAGATCACGAACCACGATAGCCTCCACCTTACCGCTACGCACATCATCCATCAGCCGGTTCCAGGCAGGACGGTCAAAAACCGTGCCGGTTTTTCCGTTATCGGCGTAAACCTCCGCAAGTCTGAGATAGGGACAGCCTGCAACATACTCCTTACAAACATCAATCTGGTTCTGGAGAGAAGCGCCTTCGTCCTGTTTTCCGCTGTTCTCCACAGACAGCCGTGCATAGATTGCAGTGACATAGGACATCTGCCCGATCTGTGCTGCCGATTCCGGCTGACTGCTATTTTTTCTGCTTTTTCTTGCCATGGTATCCTCCTATGTTCAGCCAGCCGCAGCTGGCCTTTCTTCAAATTCCTGGACATAGCGGAGCGCCAGCTCGTATTCATCCCGGTATTTGAATTGAATCTCAATCGCTTTGTTCTCGTAAATAAAAATCCGGTCTACCAGTGCCACCAACACCCGGCGATCCAGCTCCGAAATATTTTGGAACTGAGCAAACGCCTTTACCCAGGCACGGTTCGTCATACCGGTAGTTGCCGCCTGCGCCTGTTCTTTCTTCATACGTTCCACGGTTTCAGATTTCTCTTCAATCCGAGCCGTATAGGCGTTGCGGAACTCTGTATACTCGCTCTTTGTAATCACGCCATCTGCCAGATCTTCATAGAGCCGGAGCTTCAGTTTCCTGTACCGTTCGATTTCTTCCTCTACTTTGACAATCTGTGCTTCATAGTTGAAAGATTTCCTTTTTTCCAGAGGAAGACGTTCGATAAACGCAAGCACCTGATCCAGGTGCATAACGGTTTCAATCTGGTCATGGATTGCATGGAATACAACTTCCCGCAGTCGGTTCTCACTGAAAGAATGGGGAGAGCAGTTCTTTTCTTTCCGATGTTTTCCGCAGACATAATAAATATACTTTTTCCCACTGCGCGTCACAGTCTTTCTCACCATACCCTGCTTACAATCCCCGCAGTAAAGGAATCCGGAAAACAAATAATGCTGTCCGCTGTCATCCGCAGCCCGCATATCCCGTTTGAGCAGTTCCGACACCACCATGAAATCATCCGGTGAGATCAGCGCTTCATGGGTAGCTTCTGCATGAATCCAGTCTGCTTCATCTTTCAGACGAATATCATGTACCTTGTGGTTGGGCGTTCCTCGCTTGCCCTGAGTCAGGTTGCCTAAGTAAACTTCGTTCTTCAATATTCTGGCGATGGTGTTGTATTCCCATTGGGGAACATCCCGCCGCCGAAACGCTGTCTGAAATCTTACCCCTTGCTGGCGTTTGTGTTCCATCGGAGTGGGCACACCGCTTTGATTCAGCCGCTGTGCAATGCGCAGGATGGGAAAACCGTCCTTAAACATTCCGAAAATCATGGTTACGATCTCAGCTGCATCGTCATCCACCACCAGACGGTTTTTATCCTCTGTGGATTTCTGGTAGCCATACGGAGCGAAAGAGCCAACATATTCACCTTTCCGGCGCTTCACTTCCAGGTTGGTTCGGATTTTTACCGATATATCCCGGCAGTAAATGTCGTTTACCAGATTCTTAAACGGCAGTGTGATAGCATCCGAAGCACTTCCCGGTGCCA